ATCATTAGGAAGTCCTAGCCATCTTTCAATAAGGAAATTCTGATCAAAATATTGTACCTCTTCGTCGTTAACTGTTTCTTTAATCTCCCCTAGTGAAGTTACAAAATCTATCTTCTTAATTAATTGTTCTATTTCTCTAGATTCACCGAATGTGTTATCGCTTTCAAACTTAATACCTATTTGGCTTCTAAATTCAGTATCATTTTTTAGGTGAGGAAATTCAAGACACATTTGAATCCATAATGGCTTAACCATTATTTCTTGGAATATTGATCTTAATCGTGTAATGAACTTAGAGAATCTAACCTCGTCTCTTTCTGCACCATCTGCAGCAGTATGGAATGTGTTGTTAGCACCTACACCAAATCGAGATGAGAACCTATTGTATGGGATTTTAGAATCTTGTCTTAGCTTATTGTAGAAATAAAGAACCGAATCCATTACGTTTAAGTTTGGACCTTGTGCATTTATAGTTTCAACTTTAACCGAATCTCCTCCTTGTTGGGGAAATAGGTAATTCTTATAGAATTGTAAATCTGGTCTACCGTTAATAGCAAGCTCACCTGATGATGTATCTAGTTTAATGTCCTCTTTATAAACAGACATAAGCTCTCCTAAAGTTTCTTTTGCCTTCTGTGGAGACTTACTACCAATAGGAACTGTCATCTTAATTCTGTACTGAGCATTCATAACGTTCCAAATAATTCTGGAATGCTCCATGATCTTCAATAAGTTATAAGATCTAATAAGACGTTCAACGTAGGAAGTTCTAGAAACAGTATTTGCTTTAGCATAAGAGATATAAATAACCTGTGCATCTAGCAATCTTCTTTGTCTAGTAGTTTCTCCGTAATATTGCCACCATATAGTTTCTCTAGTCCCGTCAGCTTTTTTCTCTACTGCTGGAGTAAGACTTATAGCATCTAATTCTTTAAAACCTACGATTTCTTTACCGTCGCTAGAATATATTATTTCAAATGCTAAGAATCCTTCAACTAATAATTGTCTAAAGTATTGCCATCCAGTTAAACCGTTTGCAAAATTATGTAGTACGTATAGCTTTCTGAAATTCTTTCTTAAAGCTTTTATTACATCATCCTGTAAATCCATACTAAGCATCGCATTGTGACAAAAGAAGTTCTTCTCATCATATACTATACCCTCGTCGCAAATAGTGTCTAAAATGTATTCTACTTCAGCATTTAGTGCAAATGTTCTTAGGAAGTCTCTTTTGAAAGGATAATCTTTATCAAAGTATGCAATGTATTTTCTATTTGTAGTATCCTGTGCAGCTATACTATAGATAAAGTCCTCGTCATCAGCACTGAATCCAAATCTTTCTCTAAGATCAGCTTCGGATATACCAATAGCCATAGAGTCTTGAATTACCATGTCCTTGTAATCCATACCAAATGATCCAAGTCCACTAATTGTTTTTAGTATTCTTGATACGTTTGGGTTAAATTTACCTATGTTATCTAAAAATCCAGCCATTTTTTATAATTTGAATTCTTCGCCTCCGCCTTCTTCTTCAGTAGCTCCTTCTGCTCCTGTAGCTCCTTCTGCTCCCGTAGCTCCCTCTGCTTCTTTTTTTGCTTCTGCAGCTTTTTCTTTAGCTTTTTTGTTATCTAATAAATCCTGATTAGTCATACCTAAGAATCTATCTATAAGGAAATCCATACTGAAGTAGTTTTTCCCTTCAGAATTTTTAAGTCCTGATATTTTAATAACCTGATCTTTTCTTGCAGTCATTACTTCCATATCCTTGGATTCCCTAAACATGTTCTCCTTAACATAGTCTAGTCCAAATTCGGATTTAAGAATGTAATCTTTTTTTAATTCAGGGAAATCTAAACAGAATTGAACCCATAGAGGCTTCATAAGTATATCCTGGTAAATAGATCTTAATCTGTTAATAAATTTACCAAACCTGATTTCCTCTTGATCTACCCCTTCTGCAGCAAATGTAATTGTACCCTCTGATCCAGATTCTTCTCTTCCGAATCGTGTTACGGGAATTTTGGAATCCATTCGGAGCTTATTAGCAAAATATTTTAATGCTGTCGTGTCGCTAAATGCTGTTGCATCACCAGCTCCTGCTAAAGGTTGTATATCAGGAGTTCCGTTAGGAGACGAAGGCATTAAATAGTTTTTGAAGAATTGTATTTTTGGTCTTCCGTCTACTGTTAATTCTCCACTGTCCGTATTTAATCTTATATCCTCTTTGTAGATAGACATAAGTTCTCCAAGTGTTTGTTTAGCTTTTTGCGGCGATTTAGTACCAATAGGAACGGTCATTGCCATACGATATGATGAATTCATCACGTTCCATATGATTCTTGTGTGTTCCATAATTCTAAGAAGGTTAAAAGATCTAATCATTCTTTCAACGTAGCTTACTCTAGATGATGTACCGCCTCCTTTTGCATAACTTATATAAATTATCTGAGAATCGTAAAGCTTTCTAGTTAATGCTGGATTGTCCGGATATTGTATCCATATATCAATGTAGCTTCCATCTGGTTGTTGTTCTACTGTTGGTACGAGAGATGCAGGATCTAATTCTTTAAATCCTACGATATTCTTACCTTTCTTATCAAAAACTATTTCAAATGATAAAATACCTTCTACTAAAAATTTTCTATAAAGATGCCAAGCTAAAATATCTTGGTTAAATCCGAATAGATTGTATATCTCCCTATATCTTTTCTGTACTTTCTTGTATGTTTCCTCATCAACATCTTCGTGTTGCATGAAAGAGAAATAAGCCCAGAAGTTTTTTTCGTCGTATACAATAGATTCGTCACATATTGTATCTAATATAAATTCAATCTCTGGGTTCTGTCCAAATCCTTGTAAATAATGTCTTTTGTTTTTATAATCCTTATCGAAATAAGCTATGTATTGCTTGGTAGACGTATCAGCTCTTCTTAATCCGAAAAGGAAAGCCTCGTCTTTAATTCCACCCTTTTGTAAGAATTGAGCTTCAGAAACACCTACAGCCTGAGAATTCTTTATAACAAGATCCTCATAAGCCATTCCGAAGCTACTAACCTTTTTAATACTATCAACGATAGAGCTAAAAAATGTTTTATTTCCGTCTGTAAATCCAGCCATTAGATCTTTGAGTTTTTAGTATATATCTCTTCTATCGGGGTCCCTTGAATTGACCTAGTATGTAGATATACTATTCTAGTCCAATCTTCGTAGGGAATTTCCACTACATCACGAACTTTTTTTAAATCCCATACCCTATATGTATTTTTATAAGGTATTCCTTTCATAATAACATCAAGTGTTTCGTAATCAGTTTTAAGAGGAATCTGTCCGCTCATCTCGCCATTGGCCATTTTTTTCATATTAGATTCTATCAGATCCTCATAAACTGATTGTATTCTTGAAAAAAATGCTAATCTAAAAATCGGAGGCATTAATATTAGATCCATACCGCTAAAAGCCTGCTTATTCTCATAGTTCATAAATCCGGTAAAAAATATAACAGGTCTTTTGTTTATAAATTTCTTACCTTTTTCTAATGTGTCATTATATTCAAAGGAATAAAATTTACCAGGTAAAAAACCTTGAGGATTGAATTGACTTTTTTGATTTACAAAATTTTTAAACCAGAACATAAAAGATTCCTCCGCTAGCGATGATAATCCCGAAACATTTAATTTATAATCTTCAAATTGATCTTTAAAAGGCTTCATCTCATTATAAAGTTTTCGTTTATAGCTCCAAATTTATAACCCCTTGCTTCTGCAAATCTTGTTGCTGCCTCAAACTTTGATCTATTTATTATCCATGTCTTAAGCTTCTCGTTGTAATTTTTAATTTTCTTTTCAGTTAAATTACCTATCGGTTCTTGTGGACGTTTTGTTATATCATATTGATTTTCGGGTTTGATCTCTATAAACCAATTTTCTATGGTTTGATCAGCTTTCTTAACCTGAATATAATAATCAACGAAATATTTATGCTCTTTCTTATCGATAGGACTCCAATAAGGTATCGAAAGAGGTTCGGAACTCCATTTTAATATATTGGGATTCATGTCGCAGTATTGACAGAATTTCCTTTCCCACGAGCTTCTGTATATTATATTGTGTATATCACCGATGTACTTTTCAGGGTTGTTTGGAAAATATTTACCAGACTGCCACTTACCATTCGGTTTTAACTTTTTAATGTCCAAAATTAAACGTTATAGACAGAGTTCTCTTCTCTTACTATTCTAGAAAAAGGTATAGTTTTAATTGATTTCGGCGGGTGGATTTTTTTCCAGCCTTTTTTCATACCGTTGTGTGCGATCTGAGATATGAATGCAAAGGGATTATCAGATTTTGCAGGATCGTAACGATTCCAGTATTTAACTAGATCTTCTAGCCCTGACGACATACAGTCTTCTCTGTCTTCGTTATCTCTATATGAATGGGTTTTTGACATACCGTTTACTATAAGGGTAAACATTTCAACGGTTTCTCTTGTGAGCTGGCCTTTTTCTTTACTTTCTAAAAGTGCCCTTTTTAATTCTTTGTTTTTTACGTAGATCATTGTTCTTCTGGGAGATTATTTTGGAGCTTAAGCAGTTGTTTTTCTAAATTTACCTTTAATTGTTCCAAATTTTTCCTAGAATTTCTAATTGTTTCTATTCCTATCTTACCGTGTTCTTTACTAGAAGTTTCCAATTCTCCTACTTTTGCTAGACAATCTTTCAAATCGTCTAAAATAAAATTGAGTCTGTTACCAAGCCCCTCTTCAGGATTGCCAGTAACAGACTCAATTATTTTTTGTGTATTTACTTTTTTTTTGATTTAGAAACAGGTGCTTTAGAAAGTCCTGCTCTGTTCACATCTTCTACGAATTTAGAACCATTTTTTTTGCTGTTACCGTGAGCATCAGCTAAATTAGCATCATCTTCGTCTTCCATGAATTTTTTAGGCTTTTCAGTTTTTCCTTTAGGAGCCTTTTCGATGTGTGAATTTTTTTGATTTTCTTTTAAAGCTAAATTCATATTTTTAAGATCTTGTATGAATTT